CCCTTCGGGCCCTTGAGGTTCACGGTCTGCGGATTCGCCTTGCCGCCGTCGTTCGTCCACGACAGGTCGCCGTCGTCGCTCATGCTCGGCGTGAACGTCACGCCGTCCTTGCCGGCGGCACCGTCTGCGCCTTTCGCACCATCCTTGCCCGGGGCTCCATCCGCACCGGCAGGGCCTTGAGGGCCGGTCTCGCCGGGATCGCCTTTCGGACCCTGCGGACCCTCGGGCCCCGTGTCACCCTTCGCGCCCTGCAAGGGGCCGTTGTTGATGAACTCGCCGGTAATACCGTCGAAAATGTAGATGTCATGGGGCTCGGCCGGGCCCACGCCGTAAGCACCGCCCGCCGCTGCGGTCGCTTTCTGCGCGGCGTCCAGCGCAGCCTTTGTGCCGTAGTAGCCCAGCACCTTGAAGCCGCTGCCGGTCTCCCCCTTGGGGCCTGCGGGGCCCTGCTTGCCTTGCGGGCCCTGATCGCCGGTGTCTCCTTTGAGTCCCTGCGGGCCACGCGGGCCTTCGGGGCCGGTCGGTCCGGTCGGTCCGGTCTCACCTTTTTCTCCTTTAGGGCCGGTTTCACCTTTGGGGCCCTGCGGACCCGTTGCGCCGGTATCGCCCTTCTCGCCTTTTGGGCCCTGTGCGCCGGTTGCGCCCGTGTCGCCCTTGGGGCCGGTTGCGCCGGTATCACCCTTCGGGCCCTGCTCGCCGGTATCACCCTTCGGGCCAACTTCTCCCTGCGGGCCCGTCGCAGGAACGCCGGTATCGGCAAAGGCTCCCGCCGCCGCATCCCACTTGAACCAGTTGCCCGTGGTCTCGTCGACGTATGGCATCTTGGATACCGCCGTCTCCGCATCCGCCGCCGCCTGCAAAACCTCATCGACCCAGCTTTGATAGGCCGGAGGCGGTGTCTCGCCGCTGTCTTCCAGCGTTTCGCGCACGCGTGTTTTATATATCTGGCTCTTCACAATGGTATCGCCCACGGTATAGCGCAGCTCTGCCGCGCCCTCACCGGCCACCGCCGTATCAACGCTCGATACCCGCCACACGAGCGCGCCGTCCTCTTCCGTCACCGTCACGGGATACGGCTGCGCATCACCGTTTCGTTGCACAATCAGGCTCGCCACGCCCTCGCCATAGCCCTCGCGCCACTTTTCCAGCACGTCAAAGACGACCTTGCGTGCCTGATTCTCGCCCCTGCGCCCGAGCTTGATTTCTTCGAGCGCGTAAGCATTTTCAATAACCATGTTGTCACCTCTCTTATGAAAACGGCGCAGCAAGAGCGACTTTTTCGTCCCTTGCTGCGCCGTGTCGCAACTCATTTTTCGTGTCTCGCGGTCGTATTCACTTACGCGTTGTGGGCCTTCGCGCTCTCAACGTAGTCGCTGCTCATCGTCTGGATGAGATTCGCGGTCGAGGCATCCTGTCTCATCTGGTTCTGAATGGCCCACAGGAACTTTCTTTTGACCTGCACGGTCACGCCGCGCTGAATCAGGCAGCTTTCGCCGTTCACGCACACCAGCAGGTCATCCTTGTACTTGCCGCTGTCCTTGAACAGGCGGACGCTGACGTACTCCTCGCCCGCGGGGGCGGCGTTCACAGCCGCAACGGCGTTCTTTGCTTCGCTCATCGGTCTTTCCTCCGTTTCAATGGCGGGGGCGGCGTTCACAGCCGCCCCCTTGGTGGTTAGGTCAGCGGGGTCTCATCGAACGTGGAAGTCGTTTCCACGCGAATCATATACGCCTCAACCAGACGTTCGGCGACCTTGGTTGCCTTCCAACCGACGGTTGCACGCTGGTTCAGTGGGTCAGCCGTACCGGCAGAGCCGAGCGGCTTAACGATGTGCTCAAGACCGCCGCCGGTCAGCTCGGTCGTACCGTAAGCCTCCGCGCCCATGATGAGGGTGGAGTAAACGTTGCGGCCCTTCGCACCGGCTTCGCCCGGATAGATGGCGGTCGACGCCGTCGGGGTGGCAGCAGGTGCTTCTTTCAGCGTGATCGTTGCGCTGCCAGCAGCCGCAGCCGAGGCGCTCTCGATCTCAAGGAGCGCACCACCGATGACGACTTCACGGCCAGCCAGCTTTGCGGCGTCGGCAGTGGTGATGGCCTCGTTTACGGTCACGACCTTGCCGGATGCGCTCTTGACGGTCAGGTCGCGTGTGCCCTCGGTCAGATCGTCCGCGTGGAACACCTTCGCTTCGGTCGTCTCGATGAAGCGGACGCCAGCGATCTTGCCGATCTCGTCGTCGTAGATGTTGCTGGTGTCCTTGTACTCGTGCGGGCGCTTCCAGTCAGGGTCATCCTGAATGTCGTAGGAACAGTCAGGGTGAATGATGGCCCAGTAGGAGCCCTCATAGCGCGGAGCGTTCATGGTTTTCAGGAAGCGAACCGCCTTGCGGACGGCGCGAACCGTGAAATAGTGGTTGCCCGTGGCCTCGCCGCCAACGAGCAGATGGCGGCCCGTCACCTGACCTTCGCCGTACTGGACGTTGGAGCCGCCGTTGATGACCTCGCGGGTGATGGTGTCGAGCGTGCGGCCCGCCTGAGAGCCGAGCAGCACCGTCGCTTCCTGCAGGTTGTTGTCGATGGCGGTCAGATCGAGGATATCGGAAATCTCGACGAAATCGCCGTACTGGTCGACCTGCGCGGTCAGCGTGGTCATGGACAGCTTACGGCCCTTGGGCGTAACGCCTTCGGTGATGGGCGTCAATGCCTTGGGCAGCGGATCATACTTGCGGAACTCGATCTCCTTGCCCTTGCCCTTGGGGATGTTTCGCTTCTGCGCGAAGCGGTCATGCACCAGCTCGGGTTCGGCGTTGTCAATCAGGGTGTCGCAGTAGTAGGTCTTCATCTCGCCCGAGAGACCGGCATCGGTCGTCACGTTCGTCTGGCCCTCAAACAGGCTCAGAATGACGGGCAGAATGAAAATGTCTTTGAACTTCTTCATAGAGTTTTGTCTCCCTTCTTGCAGTCGGTAAATTTAGGCGGGCATCAGAATACGATGCGCTCGCCGCGCCGAACGCGCCTTGCGATCTCTGCGCGGTCGGCCTTCGTGAATTTGCTCGGGTCACTCTTGACAATGACCCCCGGCTGGGAAGTGGTTCCATTCTCGTTTGGGCGCATTCCTTTCGCGCGGACGTTGTCCATCACGCGCTTTTCCATCTCCGCCGCAGCTTTCGCCGCGCTACGAGCCTGAATGTCGCCTAAATGGGATACCTCGTAAGCGTCTTTTACAGGGACGCCCGCACGCAGCATCGCAATGAAACGCGGATTCTCCGCGACTTCGCGCTTGAGGTCGAAGTCAGGGTACTCGCCCGGCGCGTCCGCCGTGCCGACCAGCTCACTCGCCTGACGAATCCAGTCGTTATAAGTCTCGTCGGCTTTCTGCTGGCGCTGTCTGTCTTCTTCCTGACGTTTGAGCGCTTCGTTTTCCTGCTGCATCCGTGCATACTCGCGGTACTGTTCCACGCTCATGCCCATACTCTCCGCTTCCGCGTTGTAGAGCACGCTGTTGAGCGCCGCATCGCCCTCAAAAGCCGCACGCAGCTTACTCATATCGCCGTCCGACACGCCATAATGGCGCATCAGTGTATCGATAATGGGCTGCGAATCGGCGATCTTCTGGTCTTTGGCCTTCTCTTCGCCGAATCTGCGGTTGATGATGCGCTGTGTCTCTGCGGTATAGACGTCCTTGTACTTGCCGTTTACGAGGTCAAGGAACTCCTTTTTCAGGTCTTCCCCGCCTTTTTCCGCAGCCCCGGCGTCGTGCTGCTGCATCTTCGCGCCCTCGCCTTTCGGCTCACCAGAAGAGGTCCCCGTATCGTCAGGCGTCTCCTGCTTGCCGAACACGACGTTGGCGTATTCGCCCGTTTTGCCCTTCCGGGTGGGAGAAGAGCTTGCATTCGTGGTCTCGCCCTGTGTGCTCACGCCTCCCTCAGCGCCGCCCGATGCACCGGCAGCGGCCCCCGCAGCGGCAGCGCCGCCGTCAAAGAGGCTCAGGATCACGCGAAGCGTGGTTTTGAGGTTCATGGTATCCCTCCTGCTTGTCAAATCGCGGATATTCGGCCCTCCGTGTAGGCCGTGCAGCGCTTCCCATTGCCCGCAGGGGAGGGGGAGAGCGGCGAAAAGATGAAGAAAAACGCCGACCCTCCCTCGCGGGCGAATGAATAGGAGGAAGCCACTCGCACGCCTAAAGCGTAACATGCGGCTTCCTCCGTCTCACCACGGGTGAGAAAAAATTTTTAATTTTCTTCGATGCACTCGTAAATCGCGTCCGGCCTCGTGGCCTCAAGCTGCTTGAGCCCGATGCAGGCCGCGAGAAATGCCGCCTCGATGCGCTCATCGCCGCCGCAGTGGATGAGGAAGCGCGGCGCACCATCGTCTATCTCGAAGCCATAGACCTCGCACTCTCCCTCAGCTTCCATGTTCTTCACATAGCCACCGAAGGCATACATCACGCCAGTGATGTAGTTGCAGCATTTCTGGTCCGCCGAATGGCCCTCGCACAGGATCATGTAGCGTCCGATTTCGTGCTCGATGTGAACCATCGTCATGCGCTTACACCCCCGGCATTGCCGCGCTGCTGCCCGCGTCCATGTTCGGCTTAGACTGTTCGGCAAGCTGCTGCATGTACGGTGTCTGTGCGCTCTGCGCGTCGGCGTTCTTGCTCTCAATTCCGCCGCTGCTGCCGCTCTTACGTGTCGAGCCACCGCTCTGCGTGCCGCCCGCCATTCCGATGCCCATGTCCTGTCCCGTAAGCTGCTGGATGACCGCGAGCGCCTTTTGCAGATGATCGCTCTGCTGCTGCACGACGTTGTAGAGCGTCGCGCCCTCGTTGACTTGGCTCTTGATCTTGTCGATTCCTTCGAAGTCCATCATGTCGAGCGCAATCATGCTTTCCTGTGCCCTGTCTGGGGAGAAGAATCCCAGCGAATACAGCTCTTTCGCCCGCTCGTTCTGTTCTGCGCGGGAGAATGGATTCTTCTTCTGCGCCTTGATCTTGATGTCAAAGACCGGTCTGCGGAACAGGTCATTGCCGAGGCTGTCCACGCCCGTCACCTGATCGCCAAGCTCGTTCACGCCGATCTGCGCATACTCGTAGGGCATTTCATTCGTGATGCGGAAAGTGCGCGCTGCGTCGTAGAACTGCCGCATGCGCTCGATGCACAGCTTCACGATCTTCGCCTGCGCGCGGTAGCACGCCGAAATCATATCGCGGCTTGCCTTGTTGCCCGCTTCCTGCAGTGCAGAAATAGCCGCCGCAGCCGTCGCACCGCTGGACGTGCCGCCGTTGGACACGTCTCGATTTGAGCTCGTTTCTTTCATCTCGTCGATCTTCATCTGCACGATATTCGCGTAGATGGAATCGAGCGGGCGCGTCGTTACCTCGCGAAGCCTGCTCTCGTCGATCTGTCCTGACACGTGGATGATCGGCTTGCGCCAGTCAAGGAACTCCTCTTCGTTGATGTTCAGGCTTTCACTCGCGAAATACCGGCGCTTGCTGCCCATCATTGAAGTTTCGAGGATGTTGCCCCACAGCTTGTCGATGTAGATCTGCGGATCCTTTGCAATGGCCGTATATCCAAATCCCGCAGGTGTTCCCTTCTCGGGGAACAGCACGTCGAACACGAACGGATATTCGCCGTCTTCGTAGAAGCCGCTCTCCGCATATTCGGGGTCATTTTCGCTGGCGTAGATGATATGCTCCTCGTCGATGAACTTCGCGTAGTGCAGTACCGTTCGCCCGTCTGCGGTCCTCTTGCGGTAATACCAGTCGATCACGGCGACCTTGTTGCTCGTGTCCACCGTATCGTCGTACTCGTATTTTGCCGTTTCAATGCTGCTGCCGCTGAGCTTATCCGCAAACTGCGGGTATTCGTCCTCGATGATGTCGCGGTCGACGAGCGCCACCGTAAACACGTTGCGGCTCTTCTGGATGTCCTCAACCCCCGGCTCCCAGAAGATATTCAGCGGGTCAATGCCCTCGATAGCGATGTCTCCGAGCCCGTTGTCTTTCTCTTTGTCCCAGAACACGCCGTAGATCGCCACACCGTGTTTGAGCTTTTCCCACCACTCGAAGCTGTATGTGCTGTCAAATTCGTTGTATTCCATGATAACCGGCAGCACGGACGAGAGCGTCTGCGCGCTTTCCTCGTCGCTCTGTTCGCGAGGCAGGCATACGGGCTCGGGGTAGTTGTCCATCGCGTCGGCGTGCTTATTCATGATCGAGTTAAACAGCCATGCACTCGCAGGCTCGGGCGATTCCCCCGCATCTTTCGCCCCGCGTCGGATATCCTCCCAATGCCGCAGCTTCCACCAGCGCTCCTCGCTGATGATGCGATTCTCGAAGTTGCTCTTGCCCTGCTTGTACTTTTGCAGCGTTTCTACGGCATCACCGATCTCCTTGCTGCCGATGGCTGCGCCGCTGCTCATCGCCGCGTCGCTGTCGCGGAATGCGCCTACAAGCGGTGCTTCTGCCTTTGCATCCAACATCGCAGCAGCACCAGCCGCGTCGGCCTGCTGCTGCGTCTGCGGGAATTTTCTCGTCCCTGCCATGTCTTCCCCTCCTGTCAGTTGTGTTGGAACCACGCATATCTGTCGTAGCTCGGCGTATTGATGTCCAGCGGGTCGTACAAGACCGGCTTCGGCGGCTTATTTACCCGTGCCGCAATGGGATTCTCCATGCACACATAACGTGTCATGTCGTAGATATGATCCTCCTGCTCGGTGTTCACGTCCTCAACGTCCTTTTCGTCGTAAACGAGGTTTGGCACCGTGCGAATGAAATTTTTGCACGTATCGAAGATATACAGCATCGGAACGCCGTTCTCATCAAACGCGAATCGGTTGTGCAGCTGCATTTTGCCGTCGATGCGGGCGTTATCCCCCTTCTCGAAGTAGACACGCTCGCGCTCAAAGAGCGAGCCGATGCTCTCCGTGCCCTGCGTACCCCAAATGGCGGGGTCGCCCACACGGAAGATGTGCCGCCCCTTGAGGTTCGGGTCTTCCGCCTCAATGCGTTTCATCTCGCGGGCAACCGCCGTCGGTTCCATCTTCACGCCCTCGTTCGGTGTGCCCGTGCAGCCGTAATATTCCCTGATGTGGTAGAGCCGCCTATCATGGTCGACCGCAAACCAGCCGATGGCAAACGGCCTTGAATAGCCCCAGTCCATCGCGCACCAAATCGGCCACTCCTTCGGCACATGAAACGGCGCAATGACGTGCGTATGGATGCGGTCGCGGTAGTGTTCGCTGTCATTGCGCCACTCGGTAAACACCTGCCCGGAGAACGTGTCCCAGTCACCGTAGAGCAGTGCGTTCTTTTCTGCCTCCGGCATCGACGCCAGGCGCGTCAAATAGCTGTCGTCGTTCTTAAGCAATATCTTGTTGTCGAATACCGTGCTCGGCACAAAGATGCGGCTCTTCTGCCGATGCTCTTCGTGCCCATCTGGAAAGCGCACGACGGCATCCTCACGGATAGTTCTCATCGGCGGCGCTGCTGTTATGAAACGTTCCTTGACCCATCCGTGCCCCACACCGCCTGGGTTCGCCGTGCTGCGGATATATACACGCGTCCCCGGCCCGTTCGGTCGGTTGCGGGAAAAGAGGTAGCTGTATTCCTCCCACGTAAAGTGGGTCAGCTCGTCAAATGCGATAAAGTCATACGCTTGGCCCTGATACTTGATCTTGTCCTTTGCGTACTGCATCGAGCCGAAGAGTATTTTCGCCCCGCTCGGGAATGTCCACGTGTGGCTGCTGCCGTTGTAGCGTGCGCCCGGATAGATACGCGGGTAGTAGTTCAGCGTCTTGTCAATGAGCTCGGCAAGCTGCGGGAAGGTCTTTCGCAGGATGATCGCCTTGTAATACGGGATATTCACCTGCCGCAATGCCTCGATGACCAACGCGTCGGATTTTCCCCCGCCTAACCGGCTGCGCCGCCGTATAGAGCCTCGTCCTCCCAGCGGCTCATAAAGAGCGCCTGCTTGGGCTGCGGCTTCCATACCACGCTACGCTTCGCCATTCGCATCACCTCCCGCGTCCTGCGGAACAGGCATTACCGCGGGCAGCTCTGCCACACCGCACGCGCTCTCTCCGCTGTCGTCCTTCTTCTCGTCATTTATCCAGCGGAAATTGTATCTCAGGCTGAATTCCGCACCACGCTGACCGTCTCGGTCGAAGAGCCGTTCCTCTGCGTAAGCCTCGATGCGGGCCTTCGCGCGCGTAACCGTGTCAACGAATTCTTTCTTTGCCTGATAGTTCAGCAGCGCTTGACGGCTTGTAAATCCAAGCGCGAGCGCCAGCCCCGTCACCGTCGGTGGGCGCTGATGAATGATAAACGGCTGCCCGAATTTGTCGAGAATCGGCATCCCGTCGTCCCCTATGATCTGCTCGCCCTTGCAATCCTCAAAGTATCGGTCAATGACGGCCTGCATTTCTTCGACCGTCGCATATTTGGGAGGATGCCCAGTTTTCGCCATGCCGCCACCGCCTTTCTTTTTTATGCTGCAAGCCCCCCGTCCTCGGCCTTATCGCGCAGCATTCTTATCCCCGCTCGGGGAACCGAGCTTCCTATTTCCGACGGTAACACGCCATCTTTTATTTCTCACCACGGGTGCAGAAACTTTCTCTTTCCTTTCTGCGCTCTCCCCTGTATAGTTACATACATACAACATAGATACATTCTGCATATAGCACCCTCTCCCGAAAGAAAAGAAATATAAAAGAAAAGAAAGGGGTTCTCCCTCACGGCAAAAAGAGAAGCAGGGCTTTCGCCCCGCCTCTTCTTATGCCATTTTGAGCTTTCTCTTCACCCACGCCCACAGGTTACGCCACGGGTGGGCTTCTGCGTAATTGGCGCGCTGCTCGGCGTTGTAGCGCTTGTCCCGCATTACATCAATGACCGTCCCTTTAAAAGCAAGATCGTCGTTCGCCCGCCCAAGCGCCGCTTCGGTGTCAGCAAGCTTGTTTCGCAACGCATCCGCGTCCGCTTTCAGATTTGCGATCTCGTTTGCCTTGTTGATAGCCTCGCCGTTCATCTGGTCGATCTGCTCGGTCAAGACGACGTTCTTTCGCTGCATCTCCGCCTTTAGGTTCGCATACTCGGCAATCAGATCGTTCTTCTTGTCGATGCAGTTTTTCAGCGCGGCGATCTCTGCTTCAAGCGCCGCAGTCTTCTCCTGCGCGTCCTCCATCATCTTCGCCATCTGTTCTTTGGTGTACTTCTTTACGTTGATGCTCATAGCTTGGCTCCTTCCATTTTCATCTGTTCTTCTCGCCCTCTATCGCTCACGATGCTCACGACCTTCACGTCGCCGTAGCGCTCAATGTCCATGGCGATTCGCTCCTTGATGCCCTGCGCGTCGGCGGCGGGGACGTTGGCTTTAATCGTGATCGTCAGCATGGAGTGCCTCCATTGTCTTGTGCCTTATTTGCTTTTCCCCTCCACTCGATATATGCCTTTCTATTCATGCGGTATTCGTAGATCAGGCTCTCTGCTCGGAGAATATCCCTCCACTTATTACTTGCGGCTATCCAAGCCAAACCGGCGGCATAGACTGCCAATCCAAGAACGATTGCCACCAACGCAACGCCGCCGATAAGCATAAACGCCGCGCCAACGTTCTTCATCACGCTATCTATCATTCGCATTCACCTCCGTCCGCATCAAACATTTCAATGTCGACCTCAATGCAATCTTGCCCATCTTCATCGACAGCAACATACACGTTTCCATCATCCGCAAGCAGTGCCACTTGCAGGCAATCAAGCTCGTCGCCAGTCATGCGCTCAAAAGTAGTAGCGTCAATCTCTGCAATTCTGAAATACTTTGCCATTATTCTTCTCCTCCGTCCATCTTCGCGCCGCAATGGCAATACGGCTGTCGTCTACTCTCTACTCTGCCGCAACGTGAGCATCGGTAATATCGTTCCGGCATGATGTGGTCACCGTCCAAGAATGAGACCCACCGCGCGTGCACCACCGGCACAGCATCAGCGGCGGGTATATTTTCTAAAGCATCAATAATCTCATCCCAAGCGTCATACTTCTCCCTGTCTGAACCATACACATAGCCTCTGCCATATCGGCCAACAGGGCAGAGTTCTTTTTGCTTTTCTTCAATTATCGCAATCGCCGCTTCTCGCTCAATGTATTCAGCCATTGTCCATCGCCTCCACATAGCACCAGCTCTGCGGCGCGCGCTTGATGTCATATGGCGCTGCGCCGAACCTCGTATCGCGTAATCCGGTAAACTCGCTCAGTTCGCGCGGCGTATCATAAATGCGCAAGTTGGACATATGCCAGCCGTAACAACGCCCCTTATCGCCGATATAAGCTATAATTTCTGACTGAGTTAAGCACGTCGCGTGGGAAAAGGCGGCATTTGTTGTACTACTTAACTCGCCGCCATCGTATGCAATAAGAGCGATTCTTTCACAGGTAAACTCCCCGATGACCTTGCCCTTGCGGTCTGCCCACTTGCCGCGGTTCCACTTGGCAACATCACCCCCGAGATCAACTCGAAAAAACTCGTTACATCCTTGCAGCGTGCAGTAGATGTAGCATTTGAACGGCGTGTCCAGCTTCGGTCTGGTTTTTCGCACCTCAATAGTCTTTTCGCCGTTGGCGATCTTCTCCACCCACTTGGGGCGGATGCTCAGCATAACAGCCTTACTCATCCTTCATCGCCTCCAATGCTTTCTCCGCCTCCTCGCGGGTGAGGAATACGGTCTTGCCGAAATCAGAAAATAGATAAAAATTTGGCGCCATGGGAGTGTATTGTACTGCTATGGTCCATCCGTCAGCGCTCGTTTCGACCCATTTTGCCACCATCGGCAATATGGTTTGCCCATTGTGGAATCCGTACACAACATCGCCAACCTTGCACGGCAGCACCACCAGCCGACCGTCCTTGTCGGCTTCTTGATATTTTTTGAGTTCCATGAGAGCGCTGTGCAATTTTGCCATTTCCAGACCGCTAAAGTGCTCATCTTTCATCGACTTGATCTCATCCGGCGTTAGTCCCGTGTCCTCGTAGGCTTTTAGCCGCTCCCACACATTACGTTGAGAGCAGGAGCCGTTGTAGGGGCAGGGGTTCTCCCGGCACTGGGCAATATCGCAGAAATTCCCGTCAAATGTCAATCGGTCCATCACTCCACCTCCTGCATCTTACTAATCACTTTTCGGATCACGTCTCCGCCGTAAGCGTCTTTGGTCATCTCCAAAAACTCCGTCAGCGTCATCATGCCATGCTCGAGGTCAACACCGTGGTCACGGGCGAACTGTTTTCTACCCATGTCACACGAGCCGGTCAAGCGGTGATGCCAGTCGTAAAAATACTGCGTCGGATACGTTTTCTCGCGGTCTGTCTCACTCAAGAACATCTCAATGCGATCATCTTCCGGCATATCCTCAAACAGCTTTCCGCGCAACGCCTCCATTGCTTCTCGCAGCGTTTCGCCGTGCGCAAAAAAACCGTCCTGCTTGACAATGTAGCACGGTGTAAGCGTCAAATCACCGTTCAAGATTGCCCCGTGCGCAGTGTTGCCGCGCACGGAACGAATCAGCGTATTGACACCGTCAATTCGATAAACCGTTTTCCGGTTGAAACTCTTAATTCCGGAGCCGTCGCCGGAGCCGTCGCCGTCGCCGTAGCCGTCGCCGTAGCCGCAGCCGTCGCCGGAGCCGTAGCCGTAGCCGGAGCTTACAGCCAGAAAGGCTTCGATTTTCTCATCAAGCGTCATCTCTTCCACTCCTTTACGCCTCGAAGCGACGCAGATGCCGCATCCGTACACGGGATAATCTGAATTGCGCCAAGTACGATCATCTCCGGGATTGTCACGGTAAATCGGCAGCCACCCGGCGTTTTCGTCCCATCCTGGGCGAGCTGCTCAACAGCGCACGCGCCATCCCAGCTCCACAGCTTGCGCACATCGGTCATGGTGACCTCGGAGCCGTTGCGCTCCTTGATCTTGCCAAAAAACACGCCTGCGCGGTCGCAGCGAACGATATAGTCCTGATTGTTGTTCATGATGAAATTCCTCCTGATTTTTGTTAAAATTTGAAGCTCTCTCTGAGCCTGCTCCCGTTTACCTCCGCCTCCGCCGTAAAGTAGCGGTGGCTCTCGTTGATGTAGATCACGCGCCCATGCGCAGTCGTCTCTTTCGTAGTCACGCTCATAATGCCGGTACTGCCCTCAAATGCGGCAGGCTTCCAGCTAAATGGCTCTCCAATGTACATCTATTCCTCCTTCGCAGATGTCTACGATGTGCTCACACAGGGCTGCCGGTATAACTGACCGCTCCCGGCTCCCGGCGAGCCCCTGCGTGCCCGTCTTTGCCCCTCGCGGCGCGGCTACATGGCACGGGTCGCCATTGTGACACGGCGGCTTAAATCCGGGGTCCGGGTGGTTCGTCCAGATGTCGGTCGGCTTCATTCGGCTATCGCCGTATTGGCAATATGTAACGGTGTATCTGGGCAAACCCTGCATCCACGTCATTTTCCGCATGCCTCCCCTCGGATTCTCGATAAACCAATATGTTGGAGATAATGCCAAAATCAGGCGCAAAACATGTTGGTCAACTGCATCACAAAACTTCGCATATTCGCTAATAGGGTCTAAATTCCCCGTCTCTGGATTTTTGCGCCGATGATGCGATATTGCGGCAATGGAAAAGGTCGCGCAATCTGGGCTTGCCCAGATAACGTCCGGTCGCCCAAAGCGATCCAAGATATCCTGCGCCGTGACGGTCATGATATCCGCGTACCAATCGATATGGTCAAAGTTTTTATCCCACTCAATGGAATACACCTTATGCCCGCGCCGCTCGAACGCCTTGCCGATGCTTCGCGTCCCCGCAAAAAGCTCTAAAACCTTCATCTTCGTCCCTCGCATTCCCCAAACAGCTCCCGGAACGGCTTCCCGGTCATATCTTCCAACGCGAGAAACGCCCGCACGGTCACATCCACGTCTCCCTTGACGTACCGGCTCACGTTGGTCGCCGAAATGCCGGTCACCTCGGCAAGCGTGGTCTGATTATAATCCGTCTTTTCCAGCGCCGCTTTGAGGCCCGGATACGGGCAGCGCTCCCACGGCGTTTTTGACATTACAAACCTCGGCATTATCTCTTTCTCCCCATCCCAAAATACGTTTTGTACTCCTCATCACTCCACCGTGTCCAGACGCAAGCGTAAAGCGTTCTGGCGCGTGGGTTCCTTTTTTGCGTCGCAAGGCTGTGTGAGATCGTCGACAGCCCAACGCCGCAAAGTGCGGCGAGCTCGGTCGGCGAATCTGCGATGTACTCAGGGATTCCGGCGTGGGCATAATCGATCTTCATGTAGACCGGTCTCCATTTCATCTTTTTGCCTCCTCATATCCCTCCCGCGCCGCGTCTTAAATCCGCGTGCGGTCAAAAAATCGTCGCCTGCATGGTATTCGGCCTCTTTTTGCGCCGCGTATTCCTTGGCTTTTGCCAAGTCCTCCTGATAGTACGAGCACTCGCTATGGCAGCCGGGATGCCTCACAGGCGGCTTGCAGACGTGGCAATGCTCAAAGCTCATCGGTAAACTCCCTTGCGCGTCGCGATTTGGTCAGCGTTACTATCGTGACCGGCGGCTCATTCGTGTATCTTTTCCTCGCCGCAATATTCCATATCGCCGCATCATCCGGATACGCATACCCGTTGAGCGCATCCATGACGGCCTTGACGATGTTGTCGAGGTCTCCGCGCTTTAGGTATGGGGCTAACTCCATTTCTGCTCTGCGCTCTTTTGGCGTCCCCTTCTGGATGGGGAAGTACGCAATAACATCAAGTTCCAGCGCGTCTCCCGCGGCAAACGGCATCACGTTTTCCCTCTCCCACGCCGCGCGTATGGCAGCCTCGTATTCCCGCGTGCTCTTTGGCGTGTAAGTGCCATGCCGCGTGACGCGCGGCCTGCCCTTCGGGACGGGCCGCCCATCCACAAAAAAACGCACGCTTTCCGCCTGCCGCCGTTCCCTGCTCGTCGCCCTGCGCGCCTGCTTCTGCGCCTGCGGCCCGAGTCTCGCGAGGTCAGCTGATGTCAGCGCCATCGTCGGCCTCCCTGATTCGCACTGGCAGGACCATTTTGACGTCCTCGTGGTTGGTTTTGATCGTAATGGGCCCAATTGGACCACGGAATTCCAGAATAGCAGGCTGCTTGAAGGCTCCGCCGACGCTGGCCTTTGCCGCCTGCAACGCCGAGAGAAGATACTCGGCATTCACGCCGATACGGAATGTCGGCTCATTGGGCAGGGTTTTTTCCCAATCCAGAAACTTTCCAACCGGCTGAACAAAACCGAAGATGCAGCCGAGGCATTCGATCTCAACCACGCTTTCCGTCTTGTCCCGTTCTTTCAGCTCCAAGCGCATGGAATTACCGCGTGGCAGGCGGATACTCGGCTTGATGTAGCAATCGAAATCCTCTTCGACCTCGCAACAGGTCGCGCGCTCCACAAAAAGCCGGAAGCCGTCTGTGGCGATAGCCGTAACCGCCTTGTCCTTCTTGCGAAATTCCAGCCGGATATTCTTGTACATCGGCCGGCTCACGCTTGTTGATACCGCGCCCTTTACGGCGGCGATGATCGTGTTGAACGCGTTGGTGTCCATGATAGCCAGTCTCATTTCTCTTCCTCCTTTGCGCCATTGTGGTCGCGCGGGTCATCCCGCAGACCGACACCGATGATGTAGTTTTCGCCATCCCTTCTGGCATGCACTTCGTACTTGCGATAGGTTTCCCGTGCGTCGAACTTCGGCAGCATCAGGCGTTTGCCGATGACCGCCCCCGTGTCGGGGTCTACTGCGTCCTCACCGTAGGCAATCGCCACCTGCGCAAGCAGCGCGTCGGTTGCAATGCTGATCTCGGCAACGCCGCTGGCGCGCTTGGAAAGCTGCGCGTTCAGCTTCATTAGGTCGCCGCAGCGCTTTTCGTAGCGGCCAATCTCGTGTTTGAGCTTCTTGATCTTGTCTCTGTTTCTTTCGCTCATCGGTTCTCCGTCCTTTCGTAGTGCAGCGTCAGTGCCCGAGCGATCGGGCAGCGCCGCCATTCTTCGTTGGCGCAGTAGCGCCGCGTATATTCGTCCAATTCTTCTTTCGGCAGTTTGACTTGTGCGCCCTCGCAGTTGAGATAGTCGCGGTAGTCCCGCGAGTAAAACGGGCACTTGAAAATGCCCCCGCGATACCCGCTCACGGCGCACCGCCTGCCAACACCGATTTGACGTGCCTCATGCGCTGATTTGCCTTGTCGCGTCTCATGCTATCGCCCTTGAATACCAGTGGCGTGCACATCTCGAGGATGCGGTCATAGATGCGCTGATAGGCCATGTCTTTCGGCCTGCACAGCTCGTCAAGCGTCAGGTTTGTGGTGACGATCAGCGGCTTCTTGGCCTTGTATCGCTCGTCAATGACCGTGTAAACCGTCTCCATTGCGTACTCACTGCTGCGCTCTGCGCCGAGATCATCGATCACCATCAGCGGGTAATAGTGCACCTGCTCGACGATTTCTTTCTTGTCGTATCCCGCGTTGAGGATTCGCGGGAAGCTCGTAATCATCGCCGGGATCCCGCGGTCAATCAGCTCGTTGGCGATACACGCCGCCGCGAAGGTCTTCCCGTTGCCGGTGTTGCCCCACAGCAGAAGCCCATTGTTCTCGCGCCGCATATCGTCCCATGCGTCGGCATAGCGTTTGCATTTGACGATCTCGTCACTCATCGTCGCCTTGTCGAACCGGCACGCCGTCAGGCTCTTGTCGCGGATTCCGTCAGCACGCAGCGTTTCGATGCGTAGTCGCTTCTCACGGTCAGCGCGAGCTTTTTTCTCGGCCTCGTACTCTCGCGCCGCGCAAGCACACTGGCACCCGACAAGGCGGACATTCCCGCCGATGGGGATGCGGCACTGCTTCGGCGTGTTGCAATGGCCGCAGTACAGCAGCCCGTCTTTCTCGTAATCGACCAGATCACGAACAGGCTCGGCCTTTTTCGCGATGCTGTCGATCAATGCGTCAACGTTCATAGGCTTCCCTCCGTGTTGCCGTAGTCGTAGACAAACGGCTTATTCTGCGGTGCTTTGCCGCCCTTGTCCTGCTCTCTGGCAAGCCAAGCGGTGATGAAACGTTTAATCCCTCCGCGTGTCTTTCGCTTGGTAGGGTTCGCGTCGCACCATCCCGCCATGTTTCTGAGCTGTTGCAGAACGTCAACGTTCGGATAGAGCTGCGACCATTTGGCCCTGTCGTTCTCCGACACGTCATAGAACGTTCCGTCATTCAGCGGCAAAGAAATCACCGGCGGCGCGTCAGCCGCTTGCGGCTCAGCGCAATATTCTTTCGGATTGGATTCTGGATTCGGATTGGATTCGGATTGGATTAAGGCCGCAGATTGCGGCAACTCGCCGCAACTCGCCGCAGATTGCGGCAGATTGATATTTTCTGGCGGTTCAGGATATTTCGGCTTGCAATCTCTGACACGTTGATGCTTGACCCACCCGGGGAACAAAAAGTAGGGCTTCCCGTCTACCGTATAGAGGGAAACGCAGCCTTTTGCCGCCAAAGCTTGGAGCGCAGCATCGATGTCTTTGATGGATAGCCTTTCCCTGAACGGGAAAACTCGTCCTTTTATAATCGCTGGGCGGGCATCTCCGCGCCCCGCATCATCTACTTGCGTAATCAGTCCAACCCATAGCCGAAACTCGAAATCCGAAAGCGATGCTATTTTTTCGCTTGAGCATAAACTCTCTTTGATGATTCTATTCGGCATCTGCTCACCGCCTTAAAACGGCAGCTCGCCGTCGTCCTCGCTGACCTCTGCAAAGCCGCCTGCGGCGCTCTCTACGGCGTATTGCGGCGCGGCGGTGTTGTTATCCTCCGAGCGCCTGTTGTCTGCGAAATACACGTTGTCAGCCTGCACCTCGTAGCTCCTGCGCTTGTTGCCGTTCTTGTCCGTCCAGTCGCGCATCTGTAAGCGCCCCTCGACGGCGATCAACCGCCCGCGTCCGGCGTAGTTGCAGAGCACTTCTGCCGTGCCGCGCCATGCGACAACATCGATCCAGTCCGTGCCGCCCTCTTTGCCGTTGCGATCAACGGCAAGAGGGAACGACACAACGGATACCCCGCTGTTCGTCTTTTTCAGCTCCAAGTCACGCCCGATGCGTCCCATCAGGCACACGCGGTTCATGCTCACTGTGCGTCACCGTCGCTTTCGATGACCTCGCCGGTCGTTTCATCCACGGTGAAGTTCTCCGCCTCGATGACCGTGTCATCGCTCACGGAATACATGTCCTCGCTAATCTTCGTTTTGATGGTCTCGTCCTGCGCCACCGCGCGAACAAAGTCGCTCTTGAGCGGCGCATACTTGAGCACGCGCTTGAGCACAGTCTTCTTTGCCATCTCCTCGAAATTCGTTTGCCACGGGCCGTTGCTGTAGGCCTTGGAAAAGCGCTTCGCGTGGTTGCGAACGTCCTCGACGCTCATCACGTCATAGCCAAAGCCACCGTCCTTTGTGCGGAACATCGCGTAGATGAATTTCGGCTCGCCGCGCTCGCCGCAGGCGGGCTTGTGGTTGAGCTTCGGCTCAAGGCCAAAGGAATACTCAAACTCGTCGTTCTCGTAAACGACCTGCGCCTGAATGATGCTGACCTCACCGCTGCGGTACGCGAGGTCAATAAGCCCCTTGTATCCGATTTGGAACTGCGTTTCGAGCGTGCCGTGATTGCGATAAGGGATGAGATAAGCCTGCCCGAGGGGTGTATTGGGTTCCAAGCCGAGCTGTGCTGCCGTCATCATCGCGCCGAGGAAACTCTGCGGCGTGGTCTGCGCGAGCTGTTTGTTTGCACTCAACGCGGAAAGCGTGATGCGCGTGAAGCGCTCCGGCGTGATGACGCTCGGCAGCGCCTTGGCGATCTCACCCTCCATCTGCTTGATGTACTGCTGCATCGTGGGGTTGCCTTTCTTTACGGCCTGCGCACCCTGCGCGTTCTGAATCAATCCTTCCTTCATCTTTCCTTGTCCTCCTTCACCGCAAATTTGCGGAAATTTGTCGTTTTGTAGTAAGCGCTCAAGTCCACCTCGGGGTGGTCCTTGGCAAACGCCTTTGCGTCAAAGGTCTGCCGCGACTGTCCCTTCCAGTCGACCGTGTAGCGCCCACAGTAGCCGCGCTCATTGTCACCAAGGTCGTTCATGAGCTGCTGCTTGATGGCGTCCGCGCCCTTCTCGATGGCTTGCTTGCGGCTCATCAAGTACTGGTACTGCTCGATAAGCCTCTCGCGCCCGAACAGCTCGACTTCGCCGCCGCCGCCTTCGTAGATGCTCGTGATCGTCTCCGTTGTGCTCTCCATACCGTCCATCGGCGGCGGGCTGTCAGCCTCCACGTAGTCGTGCCAGAAGTCCGCGGCGCAGCGTTTCAGAGCCTCGATCTCATCCGGGCTGACATACACGCTGCTCTCGCACCATCCGGGAACATAGTCATCGGGGACGGTCGTGATCTGGTAGCAGTAAAAGCCCTTGCCCAGCACCAGCGCCGCCAAGAACCAGCGTTCCCAGCCCGTCACGGCGAGATATGTCACGCACTGCGCGTAATAGCTCTCGGGGAATTCGCCAACTGCATAGCGCTTCATGTTCAGCGCATTCGCGGTCTTGCATTCAAGGCCCGCGTGCCAACCAGCTGGTAACACCATACGGTCAATGTTCGCATGTAGGCACGGAGCCTCATCGTTACGCAGGATGTAGTTCACCTTGCGGACACGCAACCCTGTTTTTATCTCGAATCGAGTTGCGACGTAGCCCTCGAGGTCTCTCCCGATTCGCATCGCCTCGTTTTCCGGCTCTTCGCCGATCCTGCCGGTCTTCTCCGCCCATACCGTGTATGGCGAACGGTATTTGTTCAGCCCCAGCACCGCGCCCATGTCGCTGCCGCCGAGGCTCTTCTTGCGCTCTTTAAGCCACTCCTCGCGGCTCATCCCGAGCGTCGATATCTTCTGCATCTTCATCTTTCGTTACCTCGATGTCTTCCGCCCCGCAGAAGGGGCAGCATAGTATCGTTTGCGTCTCCACGCCGCGCTCCCCGTCAAGGTTCTCGTGCCTGCGCAAGACGTCGGGCTCGTCAAAGGTCAGCCCGCACCATCCGCAGCGGTACATCACATCATCGCCGAGACCGCGATGAGCACCGCCGCCAGCAGCAGGCAGATACCGGCAAAAAGCATCGCCTCATCGGCCTTGCGCTGCTCTCTCGTGCGCTTGTCGTGTCGCCTCATCTTCTGCACCCCCTGTCGATATACGGCAGCAGCTCATACAGCGCCTTGCACACCGCGCACGCGCCGATGACGGCGAGCCCCGTCGTGAAGTCGCAGCCGTTAAGTGCGATCACCGCAGCGGCGATACCGCCGAAAAACAACGTGTCGATCATGCCTCCACCTCGCGTTCCGTGATCCACTCGTTCACGAGGCGAGTGTAGATTTGGAAGATTCTGCGCTTGCCGCCGCGGATGCACACGCCGAAGGGGTAAACCCGCTGCTCAAGGCCGGCTGCCAGCGATTCGTTCGAAATGCTCAGCCCGTGTTCTCTCAGATACGCCGCGCACTCGTTTAAGTCCATCGTCTGGATCGTCTTCATGTGCGTTCCTCCTTGCTGTCCAATGCCGCTTGAACTTCACAGCTCAATGCCTCTTCAACGCGCCGTAACGCCATTTCAATCTGAATCAGTGCCCCATAAAACCGGCAGTCTCCGGTCTCAGAGAGTTCGCCTTCTTGGAGTGCCCCTGCGATGCAGAGGGACAGTGCATCGGTCACACCAGAAAGATCACACTCTATGGAATCGACTTTACCGGCAAACTCATTTATGCTCATTTGCGCGCTCCTTCCTCTCCAAGAAACTTCTGGATGAAATACTGCTGGCCTTTGCCGGTGACTTTCGTGGTCTTGCTCACCGTCACCGTGCCGTCAGAATGTGTGATCGCTGTTTCCTTAACGGTGAAAAGCCCCAAGTCCATTGATTTTTGTGTTGGCATATTGAAGTCCGTGCCGTTTCGGCGAATCAGATAGCTGTTTTCGCGCATCCAACGGAACAGTCGGTGCTGCCCGATGTCAACGCCGTTTTGTTTCAGCAGCTTCGCCAGCTCGCCGACGAGGATCGAAGTCTTGCTTGCGCTGACCGCATCGGCAAAAAGCACCTTTGGCGCGTCGGCCTCGACCTTGTTTTCAAGCCGCTTGAGCTTGTCCCCTGCGATTTGCAGCGCGCGGGCCATGACTTTCTCCGGGCTGTTCCAGTCCTTTTCAATTTGAAGAAAATACTGGCGAGCCTGCTTGCCCTTTTCATTGCGCTGGATCATGCAAAGCTCTTTCGCCATGTCGATGGTGAGAACCGCATCATCAACCGTTCGGGTGACCATACGTCCGCCCTCGTTTTGAACCCGCTCAATTTTGAGTAAGTTGAAATCATCGCCCTCGGCGAAGCCATACTCGCACATTCTCGGGAACCAGTCGTTATACCTTGCCCCGACCTCCAAGAAGTCGTGCAAGTCTCGCGCAGAGACCGCAGGGCGGTCATTGTTGTAAGTGATCTTGATTAGCTCGTTCATGTGTCCTCCTTACCCGTAAGCGCTTCTTCCTTTACCTTGAAGTGCTTGGCAAGCCGTTTGATGTGGCGCGGGTGCGGGTAGCAAGCGCCATCTTTCCAGCTTTTGATCGACGTCTGCGAGACATCGATCTCTTTCGCAAGACGATAATTCGTCTCGCCGTGCTCAGCCTGTAGCCGAGCAAGGTTTTCAGGGAACCCCATCTTTTTCGCCTCCAAATTTGATTAAAATGTTGACAAATTGGAGCATTGGTGCTACTCTAAGTTTTGCTACAAACATTGATTCGCGCCAGCTCGATTTGTCGGGGTGGCTTGGCTTTTCATTACCTGTCCACGGTCTTAATTATACTTAATAATTGAGCATATGTCAATAAATGATTACGTATCATTGTACACAATAATAGAGGTCAATATTTATGGCATTTACCGAAAATCTAAACTATTGCATGACTCAAAGGGACTATTCTGCCTATCGCTTATCTAAGATAATTGGGTCGACAAACCAAGCTGTGTTAAATTGGCAAGCTGGAAAAGCTATCCCTCATGCAAAAACGCGCCAGAAGATCGCCGACCATTTCGGTATCACGCTTGCCGAGCTGGATGGCGACGAGCTTCCCGCTCTGCCGGAAAAAGGCACAGAAAAAGCGCCCGCCCCCAAAGAGGACGAGCGCCCATATGTAGATATGGATACCGCGCGCATCTGGTCGCCGCACCCTGTCGCGATTCTAGCCGCGCAGTATAAGGTCCCAACGGCCACGTTACAGCAAATCATCGGCTGTGACTTTAACGTGGCGGGAAATATCGCGCTCGGGCTGGAAGCGCCCACCGACGAGCAGCTGCGCCGCGTCGCCGCTGCGTTCTGCGTGCCCTATGGCGACCTCATGCGCGGTTGGGTTCCCCTGTACGCCAATCGAGACCTTTCTTTTGACAATATTCCCCGTAGCTCAGATCGCTCCCCTTCACCGGAAGGTCAGTGATTTTCGGCATGACGGCCTCGCGCAGCGCGTCAAAGGCCGCGTCGTGCTCACTTTCCGGCAGCGCGGCGATCCGATCTACCTCTTTTCGCAAAAACTCCTTTTTCTGCGCATCTGACATCGTTAAGTACTCTTGGCGCTGTTTGTCGTTCATCTTTTTATCCTCCGTATGTAAATAGTTTCACTTATCATATACCGCGCCGCGGTACATTTCACCACGGCCACCGATTAAGAAATGGGAATATACAACGACCCACAGTATTTTGAAAAGCGTGCGCGATACAAGCGCCGCGTAATAAAGAAGATCGTAAATCTGTTCCTTTCGATTTTTCGTATAAAATAGGGAGGGTTCAATGAGGCTTATCCGCGGGATACTCGATATTGTCGCAGTCTTGGGATGTTATGTGCTTCTCTCAACTTTATTTCATTTTATTTCTGATTTAATCGCCGCGAAAAAAACAGGGATTCGGCCAAAGCTATCAAATTATATCAACATTCATTCAAGGTCAGATGTCCGACTATTTTTTGTCGCATTGCTCGGTGTCGTATATGCCCTTTCATTTTTGTTCTTCGCAAAGCCAGAGATAGGAGCTTTTCTGGAAAAACTTTCCTACGAAACGGATTATGAAGCTACGCTCTCTTCGGAATACACCACTTTTTATTGCATTGCCACTATTCGAAGAGATGATAGCGGATATTTCATAACAAAGCTCCTTATGCCTTACGGCCATGAAGTAGAAATTGATGATTGGGACGGATATTCCCCCAAGCATAATATTTCGGAAATTTATGTTGGAACCGACGACTATTACGAATGTCAAATATCATTAGATGGCCCTGCAACATACAACTCTTACAGCCGCGTCGAACGGTATGCCGTTTCAAATTACGGGGATTATTGCGCAAGCAAAGAATCCGATGTATATCATTCACTAGGTTGCCCTCGCACAAAAAATATCCTAAAAGAAAACCTTGTTTATTTCAGTGAAAGCCAAGAAGCGGAAATACTTGGGTTTTATGCTTGTAAAACATGTAATCCACATTGGGAAGGTTGAAAAAGCCCTCGCCGCCTCTGCAACACCGGCGAGGGCTTTTCAGCAGCAGCGGGGAGCGGTCGCCGCTGCTTGTTTTGACCATATCGCGCTTTACCTTACCACTTCAATACCAAGACTTTGCAACACGACGGCATTCGACCGCGTTCGACAGACCCACTTTTGACAGCCAAAAAGTACGAAAACCGGAAAAGTTAAGGTGATATAAATGAACATTCAAGAGCTGTGTAGAATCCGTAAAGAAGAACTGAAACTGACCTATCAGGACATTTCCGACGCTTCCGGCGTGCCGCTGTCCACCGTCCAGAACTTCTTTTCCAAGCTGTCGAAAGCCCCGTCCATTTATACCGTCGCGCCGATCTGCAAGGTGCTCGGCATATCCCTTGATGAAATATTCGGAATTTCCGAACACTTGACGCCGACCGAGGAAACTTTGCAGGCGCGCAACGACGAGCTGGAACGCCACGTGGACGCAAAAGCAGACACCATTGAGATCATGCGGCGCGGTGTCCGTATCCGAAACGGCGTAATTTTAATTCTGTTTATTATGGTGGTGTTGCTGGCTGTATGGTGCTTGTATATCGATCTGCATTGCGCCGATTACGGATTTTGGAGGGGCTGACATGGCGAATTGCATCAAATGTAAAGCAGCGCTGCCGGATGGCGCGCTGTTTTGTCCTATGTGCGGCAAAAAGCAAGTGCCGGAAAAGCGCAAGGCGCTCAAGCGCGCCAACGGAACCGGCACGGTATATAAGCTCTCAGGGCGCAGGTCGCGCCCGTGGGTTGCCGCAAAGAATCGCGTTATTATCGGATACTACTCGAAGAAGTCTGACGCGCTGGAAGCGCTGGAACGGCTCTCCGGCAAACCGCTGGACGAGCGATACAATATGACCTTTGCTGAGGTGTTCGATGCGTGGAAAGCGGAGCACTACCGCGAGATCGGCTCAAGCGGGGTGGAATCTTATGACCGTGCATTTGATGTCTTTGCCCCGCTGCACAACAAGAAATTCCGCGATCTGCGCGCAGCGGATTTCCAGGCGGTTATTGACCAGCATATGAGCAAGTCCCACTCCACCGTTTCGAAATACAAGCAGCTCGCGACACAAATGTCAAACTGGGCCATGCGGGAAGAGATCTGCGTGACAAATTTTGCGCATTACATCAAACTTCCCGAAAACGTGAAAAAGGAAAAGGAGATTTTCACTGATGGCGATATTGAAAAGCTGGAATCCAGCGGCAGCGACGCAGCGAAGATCGTGCTCATGCTTCTATCGACCGGAATGCGCATCGGTGAGCTATTTTCCCTGCCCGTCGCATCTTATCACGAGACCTACGTGATTGGCGGTGAGAAAACGGAAGCCGGGCGTAACCGTGTAATTCCGATTCGGGGCGAGGGCAAGCCTTACTTTGCGTATTTCGCATCCAAAGCGACTGGGCCACTGTTGCTCTCCGGCTATGAGGGCCAGCATTCCCCCGAAAATTACCGAAAGCGCGATTATTACCCCTTGCTGTCCCGCCTCGGAATAGAAAAAAAGACCCCCCATGCTACACGCCACACTTACGCCACGCGCGCGGTAAAGGAAGGTCTTCCGCCAGAAATTCTTCAAAAAGTTCTCGGCCATGCAGATTATTCTACTACTGCAAACATTTACACCCATATTGACCACGATACGATCGTAGCGGCTGTTACAGGCACGTTACTAACAAAACCGGAATCGGGCAAAAAGAAAAAGCCTTGAAACCGTTGAGTTTCAAGGCTTTTTTGGTGGAGACTGCTGGACTCGAACCAGTGACCTCCTGCGTGTGAAATAGCTACGAACACGCGCTTTGTGGAATTATGTTACAATAACACGGAATAAAATGGAATAAATGTAACAATACAGGATTAAATGCTTCAATATTCCGCTTCATTCCTTCGCGGTTGCTAACAAATCACTAACAGGTCTACTCCCGGAACATGTCCTGCAAGCGTTTCACTTCCGCCGCTTTATTGATCTGCTTCCTGTGCAGATAGTCGTAGAGGCACTTCATGCCATCGGGCGGCTCGCCGTGCTCCTGCCGGTACTTCTGGATGACGCCAGCGACCTCGGCGTGGAGCATCGTCATGTGATGCATCTCTTCTCCGGAAAGCTCGTAAAACGTCTTTGCAAGAGCGGGACATTCGTCCTTGTACTCGAGGGCGCATTTCGCGTATTTCATCGCGTCCTCGATTTCCTCGTCGACCATCGCCGACAGTTTTTCAATGAGTTTCATTTTCTTCCTCGCTTTCTGCAGCTTCGACATTATTTATGGCATTAGCAAATAGTAGCAAAATTATCCCGAGCAGCAGAGCATCTGAATCGTCGTTCACAGTTTTTCGACCGTGACCGCAAGGTTGTTGACGACCGATGCCACGCCGTCGAGCGCCAGCGACAGAAGAGAGCCGTCACAGCCGCAGGCGTTACGAATAATAGCCGTAATAGTGAGGTTTGCCACGCCGTTTGCTGCGACCGTCTGAGCTGCCGTAGCGCCGATGATGGCGACGCCGTCCTTCTGTGCGGTCAGGCTGACCGTACCGGCAGCCGTGGGTGCAACTGTCGCGCTGACATTGACAAGGTAATAGCCCTGCCCACACAGTGTAATCGCGTTGCCGTCCTGACGGATGTTGCAGCCATAGCGGCGCGTCGTCGAGCCGACCGGCACGATGCCGCCGGCCGCAACGGTGGGATTGCTGACGTTGGTCGTGTAAATTGCAGACTTACTCATATTTTTACCCTCCTAAAAAAATTAAAAAGCGGAGCAGCTGTTGCCGCCCCGCTTGCCTCGCCGAATAGGGCGTCAGATGTTGCCGTTGCCGCAGCCGCAGCCACAGAACGGGGAGTTGCCCGCGCTGTAGGTGTAGCCGCTGGGATAGCGCACGACACCGCACATCTGCTCACGCAGATAGAGCTGGTTGTTGGCCTGCTCAAGCTGTGCGATGCGGCCTTCGAGCTGGCTCTTTTCGAGCGCTGCGAATTTAGCGTCGATGTTGGCGTTGATGGCGTCAAGGCCGCGCTGCGTGGTGCAGCAACAGTCTGCCATCTGGCGCTGGATGTCGTTGCCGGTCTGCATGATGGTCATGTTCGTGCCGTTCTGCGCGAGCGCGACCTCTTTGCCCAGCTGACCGATGCCGCCCTGCATCTCGTATCCGAGATTGCAGATGCCGTTGCCGATGTTGGTCAGGCGGTCGTTCAGCTGGCCAAACTGCTGGCCGAAAAGGATCTCCTGCTGCGACGCAGCCGTGGCGTACTGGCCAAACTCGCCCTGGCGGTTCCAGCCGTTGCCGCCAAAGCCGAACATGAAGAGGAAGAGCACGACAATGAGGAACCAACCGGAACCCCAGCCGTTCTCATCGTTCGCACCGCGGGTGACCGCGGCGATATCGCTGAGAGACATACCACTATCCATGTGTCAAAACTCCTTCCTGAAAGATTTTATAAATAAACCGTTGCGCACCGGCTTATTTCAGAAATTGCATGAATTCTTTCGCTTGCTCTTGAAGCTGCTGAAACTGCTCCTGAGACATTTGCCCAGACTGCAAAAGGCGCTCGATCTCCTGCTGCGCTTTCTGAGGCGTCATGCCTGCAGCGAATTTGCGGAATTCGCCGATCATCGCAAGGGGATTATTCGGTCTTCTGCTTCCGCCGCCCATCAGCATTTGCATCATCGGATTTGGCATTGAGTATTTCCTCCAATCTCTTCACGCGGTTTTCAAGACTGTTGACGTCTACCGGCGCAGCCGCCTGATACGGCGCGACTGTGTACGGCGTAACGGTGGCATACCCCGCACCATCCGTCTGTTTGAGCCAGACAATGGGGTCGTTCTCGTCCATCAGCAAAATAGAGCTGTTCGGAGCGAGCCTGAACGCCTCTGCGCCATTTCTTCCGTTCACGCGGGTAATTTGACCCGCAAAGCCTTGCATTGCTCCTGCGCCGTTCTGTGGGCTTGCAGGGGCATATCCTGAATAGGGGTTATACCCCATCTGATAAAGGTTGCCGAAATATCCCATGCGCGCACCTCCTTTTGTTGCCTCAATGATAACGAAAAAGAGACCCCGCAAAGAGCCTGAAAAAGGTCTTTGTAGGGTCTCTTCTTTATGCGTTTTTGATGCCGTCCGCGATTTTGCTGTATGCCCGGCGTCGCCGCGTCTTCACGTACTCTGGTGAGACGTGCAGCGTCTCCGCGACTTCGACGCGGCTCTTCCCACGCACATCGCATTCAATAAGGCAGTACGCCTCGTCCTGCGGCAGTTCGAAGGATAAGATATACGCCACAGCCCGCTTGGGGGCCATAGAAGATAATTGTGCGCGGATCGACCTGTGCTGACTGTTCATGCCCCGTGTAGGGCTTGCAGAGGCGCTTGCGCGTGGGCTTTCGCCGCCCGCTCCTTCCTTACTTTTTCAACCGCTCCAACTACGGTTTACTTCATCGTTGCGAGTTTCCTGATGAGATCGTCGCCGTATTTGTAAGCGGCGAGGTAGTCCAGCGTGCGATCCTCGATACCCGCGCGCTTTTTGAGCACTTCGCGATAGCTCGCCTCGTACTTCGGTCGGTACGCGCCCAGCACAAGCGATTTTGCCCGCTTCTTTCGATATACGCCGTCGCCGTTGGCCTGACTGCCCGCCGTGCCGCTCGATGTATTGCCCTCGATGGCGATGACGTACTGCCCGCTCACGCTCTCGCAGATGCCCGTGTGGTCGGTCTTGACCTTCGTATTGGGAAAGTCGTAGATCAGCACGTCGCCCGGTTGATAGCCCTTTGTGACCCACTGGCCGTGGGCCTTCGCGTAGTTCATCAGCTCGCCGCAGCTCGCGGTCTTTCCGCCGCCGTAGAAGAGGGATTTGTCCGCCTGCTGAAAGCACCACCACACAAACTGCATGCACCAGTACACGCCGTTCACGCCGTAGGCCTTACCGTATTTCTGGCGGTTGCCCGGCTGCTCCACCGTGCCGATCTCCTTGCGCGCGATGGCAAGGATGTCTTCTGCTCTCGCCATGCTTACGCCGCCTTTTCTGCGCCGTAGAGCTTGCTGTGCAGCTCAAGCACCGCCGCCTCAATGGCCGCGTCCAGTTCATCTTCGTCTAAAACAATGCCGCGCTGTTTAAGGTAGTCGAGCACCCACCTCTTTTTCTTGTCGCCGTCCGCTGCGGTGTAAATCTGCTCCGCCGCTGCGACCGCGATCTTGACCCACTTGAGCGCCTCCGTCACCTTGTCGCTGCCGTAGCGCTGCTTGAGGTAAGGAAACAGGACTGCCGAGATGCTCAGGCAGACAAGTCCGATAAGCATTTTAACGATCTCCGTCATATCAAATGTCATTGTTGTTCTCCTTTCGTTTCCGTCCAACGATAATTTCCACCAGTGTCAGAAGCCCGGTAAAGGCTTCAATGATGCCGCCCGTACCCAGCAGGTACGGGAAGATGTTGTCCCACTGCCACCCCTTGATGCTGTAAAAGATGACCGTGTAGATCACAAAAGCGGCGATGAAAATGCCAACGATAATCAAAATGATGTTCCTCGTTCGCAATTTTGATGCCTTTTTGATAAGGTACTTCATCCGACCGCCCCACTCAGCAGCCACGCGATAAACGCGCCCGCCAGCGCCGCGAGAGCCTTGTCGACCAGCCCGTCCCAGCGTTTCCCCGCCTTGCCCGTGATGGCCTTTACGTCCTCTTTGATCTCTTTGACGTCTCCCTCGACGGTCTCCTGCTTGGTCGCCAGCACTTCGACCGACGTTGCCAGCCTGTCAAGCGCCGTTTGGTGCTCCTGCAACTCGTTGATTCGATGCGTATTGCTCTTGCATCGGCTTTCGATCAACGCGATCGCCGCGTCATCGTAGTGCTTTGCATTATCCATTTTTCACGCCCCCTTATTTTTATGGTGTTCTCCATTGAGCCTATCATGCCGCTTCCGCAAATTCACCACGGGGCAAAAGAACCTGTCGGACCACCGACAGGTTCTTTTTCTTTACGTCGCTTTCTTCCGCATGATTGCAAGCTGCTCGTCCACCCGCGCGCGGTTCCAATGGCGAATCTTCTTCGGCACGTCCAAATATTCGTACATCGCCGTGCGCTGCTGCTCGTTAAGCCCCGAGCGGAACAGCATTTCCATGATCTGCAATCCCTTGCTATAGTCGATGCTGTCGCCGTCCTTGTCCTTCAGCATTTCGCACTCGCTCGCCGCCGCCTTGCAGGCCGCGAACACGCCGGGGGCGATGCGGTACTGCTTCTGCGCCTCCTGCGCATTCTGGATCCATTTGGTCGTGATCTCGTACTGCCCGCCGGAGTTTTCTTTCAGCGCCACCGCCTCGGCGTAGCTCTCGACGTAGCCGAGTGCCTTGTCTTTGCCCTCGTCAGAGAGGCGGGAGAAGGCACCGCTGCTCGTTGCCTTATCAGTTTGCGCGCGGTAGGCCTCGCCCTTCTGCGTCTCGTACTTGCTGTACGAGTTCGCGTTCAGGTCCGCCGCGCTGAATTTCTCCTCGTCCTCGCCGCTGTCGTAGGCGTACTTCCCGCGAATGCCCAGCAGGTCAAGCGACTTCTGCGGGAACGAGTAGTTGGCCTCGCTCTCGGCCTTCTTGTTGTAGCGGGTCTTGAGGCTGCTTTGGATGCTCTCGCCGTCAAGCCCCATCTGCTCCATCAGGTCGCGGCGCACGTGCTCATAGGTCGCGTAATCGCCCTGTTCCAGCGCATCATAGAGGATACCGATAAACCGACTCTTGTTGCCGCTGTTGGCAAGATTGTAACTGAACTTCTCCACCTCATACTGGAAGCCGAGGCTGCCGCTCGCCTGTGCGATGGTGCGCAGCGTCGCCATAAGGTCGCGCTTGATGTTGGCGACCGGCAGACCAAACATCTTGCTCGCCGCAGCCAACAGCGTGAGCGTGGCCTCCTTGCGGGTCTTCTTGCCGCTGCCGTCAATGCTCTTGGCAAATGTGCCCGCCGCATCGAGCAGATCGGCGAAGACCTCCATGTCAGGGCGCGACACATCATAGCCCTGCGCAAGGGATAAAATATCCTTTGCAAACGGAGCCTGCGCCACAATGTTCATGTTGCTGCCGACGTTGCCGTTCAGCACGACGTTGCCGATTAGCTCGAGTGCGTTTTTCTCGTCTCCCTCCACGCCCGTAAAGGCTGAAAGAAACTTTTCCCAATAGTCCTTGTCGCGGTCATCGTCGCGCAGGCCGTCGACGATGCTCTGCGCCAGCGCATTCACCACATTCGTAACGACCAGCGCCGTCGCCGCGCGGCCCAGCGTCTTCAAAGCCTTGCTGCGCTTCGCCGGGTTCTCCTCATAGCGGAAGTTGTCATAGCTGCGAAGCAGCACGTTCAGGCTCATGATGGGCTCGCCCATAAAGGCTGTCGCCTGCTGCGAGAGGGTGCTCTTGCCGCGCATGATGTTGCTGCGCTGCAAGATTCCGTCGACGACCTGCGTCTGATCGATCATATCGGAGAACACATCGTTGACCGCGCTGTAAAATTCGTTGCTGCCCGCGCGGACGTCGGGCTTTTCCCGCTTCCCCTGCCACTCGCAGGCGTTCCACAGCTTTCCCCACGTCGCGGCATCCGCCTTGCCGGCAGCAGCGCCCGCGAGGTCGTTCAACTTGTTCGCCACGCCCTCTTTACCGTAGAAGCGGTCTTTCAGCGTGTACGGTGACGAGATATCAAAACTGCCGACGTCCTTACGCATTGCGATAGGAGAATGCTCAAGTGCCTTTTCCCAGCCGCTTCCCTTCGTCACGCCGCCAGTCATGCCCTTTGCCATGTCCTTCGGATCAAGAACCGCCGCCGCGCGGAAGAAGGCCGTCGGCTGCTGGATGACGACACGGATGTTCGCGCCGACAGACGCGCCCTTGAATTTTCCGACAAATTTGCCCATCTTGTCTGTGCCCGGTTCAAAGTCCTTGACACCGATGCCGTTCTGAATGTCGCCCATCAGTTTTTGCCAGTACTGCTGCGCGCCATTGCCGCCCTTTTCGTCGAGCAGGCCCTTGACGCTCACGCCGGTCTTATTTCCCGCGTCATTGCGGTACTGGAAGTTGAAGAAGCGGTTTGCGTCCTCCATCGGTGCGAGCCATGCCGCGTAGTCGATCATGTCGGATGCATGGTCGGCAAACGTATCAAACACGCTGCGCAGCTCCACGGCGTTGTTCGCGTTCGGCGTCACCTGCTGCGCCATGCCGATATTCTTGATGGAGCGCACATTGCCGCTGTCCTTCTCGAGGTTGCTGTGCAGTGCTTCCTTTGCTGACTTGATGGGCCAGTAGTTTTTCTCGGTGAATTTGCGGTAGCCGTAGGCCTGCATGCTCGCGTCGTTGCCGTACTTGGCAAGCGTCGTTGCCGTCAAGTCCTGCAAGCCGTCCGCCACGCGCTTTTGCTCGTCCGTCAACTTGCCCGTGATGCGCTCGATATCGCCATCAGTCAAAAAGACCTGCTGCGTGCCGCGCGGCACCTTCGTCCTGCCGGTCTCCGCGCTCTTGATCTCCGGCTGGATGACGCCGCCGCCGAGCAGATGCCCAAGCGCCTGCTTGCGCTTGCTCAGAAGGTACAGCTCCATGATCTGCGGCGTCGTCAGCGTCAGCTTGCCGCCGTTGGCGACGGTGATGTCGTGCGTCTCCGCCTCCCACTTACCGATGGCACTGCCGCGCGCATCGCGTAGTGCGCCTTTCAGGTCGCCGTGAATGGCCTTTCCAGCAATATCCTTGAAGCCCGCCTCGCCCAGCTCGTCGCCAAGCACTTTTCGCGTCTTCTCAGCAATGTCGCGCGCCATGATCTCCTGAGAATCCTGTGCATTGCGCAGCATCCGGTAGATGCTCTTGCCCGTCTCGCCATAGTGCGCAAAGAACGTGTACGGCGTTTCTAAGCTGATTGTCGTATTGTTGCCGAGCTTCTTCCGCCGCGTGCTCACGTCGGCTTTGAAGGCATCCGCCATCTGCTTTGTGGTCTCGAATTTGCTCTTGGAGAGAACCTTGCCTGCCGTCGAGACGGATTTCTCCACCGCGCGGATGGTCTTCCACATCGTTCCAAGCTCTTCCCTCGTCAGCTCGGAGAGACGCTTGTCTTTCATTCCGATAACCTGTCCAAGCAGACCGTCCGATCCGTCTGTGCCAAACAGCGACGGGTCGATGACCATATCGCCGCCATCCGCCTCTTTCCCTGAAAGAATTTCTGCATACTGATCTCGGAGTGCTTGAAATGCCTGCGTGCGCTGCGTCGGCGTGCCGCTACCGTCATAGACGTGCTTGCCGCTTTCGTCCACGGTGTAGGCGCTCTCCTGATTGATGCTGTTCAGCACTGCCGCCACCGCCGAGCGCATATTCTCGGGGATGTGCTTCGCGTCCGTCGGGCGCAGCAGCTTCTTCGACAGGTCTTTTGCGTGCCGCGTGATCTTCGCGCGCAGCTCGCGGCGCTTCTGCCCCTCGCGGCGCGTTGCGTCCTTCTCACGGTAACGGTCTTTCAGCGCGTCCAGCTTCTCCGCCTGCTGCGTGCGCGCCTTCTGCAATGCCTCCTGCGTGTGGCGCAGCTTTACGGCGTCCGTGCGTCCCTGGGCCATCTGGCCTGCGAGCTTCGCGTCAGCCGCGGCCTTGCGCCCTGCTGCTTTCGCCGCGTCCAGCTTCTCCGCCTGCACGTCGGCAAAGGTTTTCTTCGCCTGCGGCAGGTCAAAGAATCGCTCCATGACGTCATTCGAAATGGCGCTGACCGCCTGTCCCATATAGCCCTCAAACGGGTTATACTCGCTCACGTTGTAGAGCTCATTTGCCACGTCCGCGATGCGCGCGATTTGGTCGCTCACGTTGTTCTCGCGCGTCTCGCTGAAAAACTCAGGGTAGCTTTCCGCCAGCTCGGAATAGACCTGATCGACGTTCGTATGCTCGCCCTTGCCAAGATTTACCTTGCCGAAGAGGCTGCGCCGGGAGTCGGCGTAGTCCGTGATGCCAGCCGCATCTTCAGCGGAGAGCGTGATCTTCGTATCTTTCAGGTACTTGCGAAGCTCGCTATACTCGCGGTATACCTCGTCATCCTTTGCGATGGCGCTCTCTGCGATGCGCTGGGCGATGGCGTCCGCGCGGCTTCTCGCCTCGGTGTAGGTCAGCTCGCCGGTCTCGTCGCCGCCGCGTGCAATGTAGTCATACAGGCTTGCAAGGTCGCCTGTGATTTCGCCACTGTCGATCTCCGCACCGTAGCGGCGTGTCAGCTCCTTCGCCACCTTTTCCACGCTCTTGCTGTCGGTGCGAACGCCGTCGCTGCGGTGCGTCTGCCCCTTCCAGTAGTCCACGCGCTCGCGCAAGGTCTCATTCTCGCGTTTGAGCGCCGCGATCTCCTGCGCGTTCTCCGTGCCTTTGAGGGAATAGTCCCCATTGACATTTTCGCCATCGGCGCGTATACTATCCATAGAAGCATCACGCAGGAATGTAGACTTCGGGTTCTGCCCGTATGAGCTACTGATGTCCTGTGTGATGTTTTCTATTTTTGTAATGTCTTTCAGAAGCAGCCCCTTTAAAACCGGTTCGATATTAACGGTGCCCTTGTAGTACTCGTTCCCGACCTTGAACATCGTATCGAAGTATTGAAAGTCCCCTACGGCGTTGGGGTGGACATGCCCGTCTTTCCCGTCCGGGGCCGTTCTGAAATTAGTCCCTGCATCAATCAGGTTGTCCAACTCCGTAGACGCCCTCATTTTCACATCGCGGATATCGGAAGAAATATTCTTGGACGGGTGCCCATATTCCGCCGCACTTCGGCCATTGACGAACACGCGATTATCAATGCCGATGACTTTCCCTGCAAACTTTTCCTTGATGACTTGGATTGCTCGCTTCGTTTTCTGCTTGTCATCCAGCCCGTCAAATTGGCTTTGCTCCGTCTGCACATCGACAAATCGCTTACCGTCTGCGAATTCATTCAGGGAATACCGCACTCCGCCCTCTGTGGCGGCATTTTTACTGTTCTGCGCCGCTGCCTCAAACGCCTGCTGCAAAAGTCCCTCCGCTGTCTGTGCCTGCTGTTTCGCCTTGCCGGTCAGTTTGCCTACGATCTCGCGGATCGCGTCGCGAAGCTTTTCAAGCAGCGTGCGGTCTTCGCTGTGCCTGCGGATAAATTCGTTCAGCACGTCCGTGTTGGCGATCATCTCACCCGCGTAGTTCGCCGCGGCCTCGTCCAGCGCTTCATCCGTGCTGATATCAACGCCCATGCGGTTATACTGCTCATACAGAATGTTCGCCGCCTCGGCAACATCGGGGTCTTCCATAATGGCATCGCGGAACGCTGTGTACTGCTCGGGCGCAAGCTCCTGCACGCGGTGTGTCCACTCATGGCCGACTACCTGCATCACGGGGTCCTGCGCATCCTTTGCAATGCGGATTTCGTTGCCCTCTATGACGCCGTTTGCCGTGCCGCCGCGCACCTCGTCAGCCATGCGCACGCGCACGCCGAGCGCCTTTGCGACGGTGTTGATCTCGTCTGCCGTCGCACTGTCCATTTCACGTGAAACGTAGTCATCATAGACAAGGCCGCTGCCTCCGTCGCTCTCCTGCGCAAAGGTCTTCTTGCGCGCCTCGGCCTTCGCGTCGTTCTTCCCTGCGACATAGCCTGCATAGGCCGTCTCATTCGTCGGGTTCGGGTTCGCCTTGCCCTCCACGCCAGCATTGTAGGCAGGGATAAAGTCCTTCACGTGCTCCGCCGTGTCCTTGCCCTCCTGATACGAGCCACGAATCGCCTTGCGCCCGCTCTCGCCGAGGGAGTTATCAAAGCGCGCGAAGCGGTTTGCCGCCACTTCCACTCCGCCGCCGAGCCCGCCGAGGATACCGCCGACAAGCCCATCGTAAAGCATGTCGGAGATTTCGAGCTCGCTGTAATTTCCCCCGACGCTCTGCCCGTTGTAGATGCTTTGCAGAACCGGCTGCACTGCATCCTCGAACATTTCTTCAAAGCCTTCCGAGGCGAACGACATTGCAATTTTACCGGCGGCATTGTTCCCCATCTTTGCAACAGCTCTGTTGATCGCCTTATCCAGAACGCCGCTGCCGAACGCCTTTTTGAACGGGGCGGCTACGTTCGAAAGCTTCTCTGACAGGACGCTTACCCCCGCGCTGCCCGCGCCGTACAGCAACGCACGGTTCTGCATATCAAGGCGCTCTGCGTCCGTCATATCCGGCTGAATGCCTTCCTCCATGGCCTCTTGCGAGCTTCCGCCGAATACGCGCGTCGCCATTGGAACCGTCGCCCTGCCAAGGCCCGCGGCGATATCCGCGCCCATTTGCATGCCCGCGACCGCAACATTGTTCAGCAGCTGACCGACGGCGTTTTGCCCCTCGTTCGCTTTCTGCATGTTTTCTGCGGCGCTGGAACGGAGATTCTGATAGGTGCGCTGCAAGGTCTCCTGCGCGCCCTTTGCCAGGTTGCGGTAATTCTCGGTCTGCTTGCCCGCGTATTCGCTGTTGATTTCAATGAGGCGCTTGTTGCGGTCAATGAGCGTCTGCCACTGCTGGCGCTCCTCCTCGGTCTTCGCCGCCTTGAGCTTTTCGGTATAGGCGGCGATGTTCTTTTTCGAGGCTTCGATCTCTCTGCGCTCCTGGCTCGCCGCGTAGTTCAGTCCGCTCGGCGCGCGCAGCAGTGTGTCGGCAGCGCCGACCATATCTGCCGCATAGCCAGCCGCCGCGCTCTTGACAAGCGAGCCGACGTCAGTCTTTGTGCGGTCTCCGGTGATCTCGCGCACTTCCTGCGCGTGCGAGCGGCTGGAGCTCCTGCGCCCCCGCTCCCGGTTCTTCCGATCCGCCGCCGCGCGTTTCATCATCGCCTCGTCCAGTGCCTTTTGATATGACGTCCGTGTGTCCGGATTCTGCTGCCGGAGCATTGGGCTTGTGCCGCCCTGCGTGGGCGTCTTCGGCATCACGACATTCTGCCGCGTCACTGGCGTCGTATTCACCGGGCTCGTGCGATATACTGTAGGTGGAGAAGAGACCGGGGCGCTCGCGCTCCCGGTCTGCATCAATTCCCCGCGCCGCCCCTGCGCAACAGTGGTCGCAATTGGCTGCTCGGTCTTTAATTTCTTCTCTTCGTTATTGGTGTTCAGTGCTACCAGCTTTCCCATATCAGCCCTCCGTGTAAGTCAGCCCGTATTCGTTCAGCATCTTCTGCACGCGCGCCTTCTGCTCGTCGCTCAGTTTATCCCAGAAAGAATCAATACCTCCGACAGCATAATCGGTACGCCCCTGCGCAAGCATTGTGCGCAGGCTGCTCATCGCCGCATTAAAATTGCTCGAATTATAGCCTTCGCTTGAACTTCCGCCGTTCTGACCCTCGAGCCAGCTCTCATAATCGTCATACAAACTGCTTGAAGAGGAAAAGCCGTACTTCTTATAGTTGTTGGAGATAAAGCTCTTGGGATAGCCGCTTGCCTGCGCCGCTGCGAACAAGCCCTCATAATCCGCCTCGCTCGGCGGAGCCGTCACGTTGTTGGAGCGTCTTGTGCCGCTTGCCTTCCCCGCCGCTGCCTGCGCGGCCTGCTGCAATTTATACTGCCATTCCGCATTATAGCGTGCGTCCTCGATGGCGTCGCGTTCCTTCTGGTAATCATAGTTGAGCTTGTCCTGCTGCTTCTGATACGCCAGCGCATCCGCCGTCTGCTGGTCGCCCACCTGATCGCGCGCAAGCTGGTAGAGGTAATTGCGGTCAGCCAGCCAGCGGTTGTAGTTGTTGTCCTCAAGGCCGATGAGCGTATTCAGGTCGGCGCGGTCAGCATTCAAGCCGTCCTGATACATGCTATAGGCAAGCTGCTGCAGCTCTGGTATTTTGTCCGTCATCTGGCTCATCTGGTAGTCGCTCGCCTGTTGGCTCGCTGCCACCGCCGCCGTGGACGGCATCCCGCCCGTCATCACTGCCGCCTTGCCGAGCACATCCTCAGCGCTGCGGTCTGCCTCGCGCGTGTACTGCTTGCGATACTGCTGATAGAGCGGGTCACTCGCCGCGTCGTAGGAAAACGGCGTGCGATTCAGCAGCGCGTCGAGTTTTGCGCTGATCTGTCCGCTCTGATCGTAGTTGTAGCTGCTGTCGCCCAGCTTATCGAGCCAGCTTGTATCGGCCTTCGCAGGGCTCGCACCCGTGCCGAGTTTGATGTACTCGCTGCCGTCCACGCCGCCGGAATAGTCGTACTTCGCACGGATTTTCTCCGCCGCGTCGTGCGCCGCCTGCTGGCCCGCCTTGTCTCCCTCGGCATATGCCTTGTTGTAGGCCTCGGTATACTGCCGGATGAGATCAAGGTCGCCCGAATCGTTGATGAGCGTCAGGTCTGTATTCTTGTGTTTGAAATTATCTGCCATTGTCCCCTCACTTTCTGCCGCCCGTCACGTATTCGTACTCGAGCGCATAGAGCCGGTATTCTCCTGTGGCTTTGATTTTTAATCTAAAGTGGTCGCAGCGGCGGATCGGGCAGTCGAGTGTGAAAACGTCTTTCTCCTGCGCCCCGCAGCGGTCGACCTCTTCCCACGCGCCGCCGTCGAACTTGACAAGGAACACGACCGTTGCGTCCTTTTCGCATTCCAGCCGCGCCCGCACGCGCTGCACGTGCTTCGCGTCAAACGAGCCGCCGTCATAGTCGGCAAACTCCGCCTCGCTGCTGACGGCTCCCTCACGTGTTGCGCCGGTCGGGATATCTGCCGGATTCCCCAGCAGCACGCACCCACCGTCTACTAAGGCCATGATACCGCCCGAATAGGCCATTTGCACCACGGCAAGCGCATCTTCCTTATGCCACACGCCGTTCTCGCTGCTGTAGCAGTACAGCGCCGCCTTGCCATCCTCTTTCAGGCTCACGTAGTAGTTGAGGCCGTCGCTTCCTCCCACCGCGTCGGAGAGGCGCACATCGTCGCCCAGCGTGTGGGAGATGCAACGCGGCATGCCGCCGCTGTACGCCATGATGCCTACCTTTGAGAGGTAATAGAGCGTTTCACCCGCCACGGCGAGGCTCTTGTGGCTGCCCTTCATCACGCCGAGTACCGCGCTTGACATGAGTTGGAAGTTGGTCGGGATCGTGCCGTACATCTTGAAGATCTTGTCCTCTTTGAAAAAGCACGGGTAGCCGAGATAGCTGACGCAGGCCGTGAATGCCCCCGCCGTGCCGCTTTCCACGCTGAACGCATCCGTGGATAGCCCGTCAAACACATTCCAGTTGTACGGATCGCCGAGCTTCGAAGCAAAGATGCTGTCGCCCTTGCAGCCCCACACGCGGTTTTCGTTCGTGCAGACGAAGTCCATATCGGGAACGCTGCGCTTGAGCGTGACTGTTCTGGGCTCCGTGATGCTTTCCTGCCCATCGGGCAGGCGGAAGGTGTTTTCATAAAAGCGCAGCGTCTTTTTGTCTTCGCTAATCTCTCGAATGATGGGCGTGCGGTTGTTGTAGGGCTCCTTTGTGCAGCCAGAGATTGTCACTGCATCGCCTACGTTGAATGGGAACGCCGCGCCGGTCGTCGTGATGCTGTTTGCCGCCGCCTTTTCGTCGGCATACGTGCCATTCCCGAATTTTAGCCCCGCCGCGGCGTAGCTCGCCTCCATCGGCTTGATCGTCCCGTCTTTCTCGCACACGATCTTGTCGGGGAAGATGAGCACGCGCTCGCCCAGTGCACAGAAAGTCTTTTCGCTGTCTGTGACCGTCGTCTTCTCTTCACCGTTGATGTAGAGCTTCGTTCCGTATACCTCGTAGAGCTTGCCCGCACTGAAAATGCCGTTCGCCTTGCCCATACCCTTTCGGACGGTATAGCGCCGCGCGCGGGGAGCAAGAAGCGGGAAGTATCGCGCCGACAGGTTTTTCATGTCGTAGAGCTCGCCGCCGCCCGCCCCGAAGGTGTGGTTGATCCCGCCGAATTTCTCCTGCTGCACGCGCCGGTTCGTATATGCCGTAATCTCAGGCAGTCTCATCTTTCACCGCTCCTTTTGCTTCGTCCGGCGTATCGCCTTTTTCTCCCGCCGGGGCTTCCGTGCCGTCGCATATCATTGCGATGTTGCGAAGCGACTGCCGCACCGCTGCCACCACATCGACGGCATCACCGTTGACGTTCAAAATGCCGATCAGGCGCATCGCGTGTGCTGCTTCCTGCTTGATTTTCTCATTCATGCCGATTCCTCCAATCGTTTTAGCCGTTCTTCCTGCTCGCGTACCTTCGCCCACAAAATCGGGATAAATTCGCTGTACCGCAGAAAATAGGTCTCGCTGCCGTCCTCGCGCGTGGCTCTCGCCCAGCCCGCAAATTCCTGCGAGTTAATGCCGCACGCGCGCATGGCGTCCTCGACCTCCTGCGCGATGAATCCCGTGTGGAAGCGTCCGCTCGTGCCGCTGTTCAGCTTGTAGCGCTTCGGCTCGACGAGCTCAAGCATGCGCACGTACTTCTCCGGCAGCGCCTCGATGCTGTTCTTGATGTTCCGGTCGGACCCGTTCAACTCGTTCGTGCTGCAATAGATCGCGTCCCAGACGAAATTCCGACTGCCGAGATTATAGAGCGCGTCCGAGTTCGGTATGACGTCTCCCTTAATCTGCACTTCTTCGGAATTTCCGTCCACCTCAACAGAGGCGTGATACTTGTTACTTCGGTCCCACCCAGAGGCGATAAACAGGCTGCCGTCTTCCGCGAACAGCTCCATTGCGCTGGAACTGATGTCGAGCTTGTAGTCGGATGACGAAGCATAAGTCGTTTGTATTGTGCCGCATTCGTTGTCGTCATCGTCTACGACGCTGATGCTTCCGCCGCGTAGTTTTGTCGCCGTCAGCGTTCCATAGATGTTCACCGCGTCCACGTAGAGGTCGATGGATCCCGTGCTCGCAATCTGTGCACCGTTGTAATTGAGCTTGAATACCGTGCCGTTCTCGCCGCTCGTCGCGGCCAGCGTGAAGCCCTGGGCGCTCTGGTCAAAGATGCTCTGCGCCTGCGTCGCGTCGATCTTGCTGCTCACCGTCGCGCGGATGCCGTTCACGTCGGCCTTGATGTTTGTGATCGCGCCGTCGAGGTTCGAAATGCTCGCCTGCAAGCCCTTTGCCGTTGTGTCAAGCTGCGTGATGTCCCCCTCTGCGTCGCTAAGGCGAGCATCTAATCCTTTCGCTGTAATGGAAATTTCATTTACATTCTTGTCCGTATCTTCGATCTTGGCGTAGATCGGCTCGGAAATATTCTTGATAAACTCGCTCAGTGCATTCTGATTGATGTTGCTCCCGTCCAGATTGAAGAGCGTATACCGAAGCTGTTCCAGAAGCACAAAAAGGTAGTCATAGACCCCGTTGATCTGCTCCTGCGTGTCTTTGCCTTCGCCGTTCGGGAAGGTCGTCTCCACCAGCTGAAATGTCGTCGGCATTCAAATCACACCTTCCAGTTGCCCTTGCTTTCTTTGCGGTTTTCGCGACGCCACCATGCCATAGCATCGGCCACCGCCTCGTTGGCAATGGCGTGGTCGTTGGCGTAGAGCGCGCTGTCCTGATTGTAGGCGTCGAGCTGCGCTGCCAAATACAGGTGGTAACACTCGTTGTGCCCGTCTGGAAGCAGCAATTCCATATCCTCGACGCTCGCTGTGTCATCCTCCACGCTCACCTTGAGGGAGGGGGCTTCCGCCCCCATCATCTCGGCAATTCGGTGCTCAAGCACCATGAGGATTTCCGCCTTGCGCGGCGTGCTCAATTTGTTAGGCCGCAGCGCGTCCGCGTCGCGGATCGCTTTCAGCATTTTCATACATTAGACCTCCGTGAAATACTGCCCCACAAGCTCATGCGGCAGATACTGCAAGACGATCTTCCCGCCCGCGGCCTCGCCGATACGCTCGCACTTGTACGTCTTGCCGTCCTCGCCGTCGAGGTAATACTTGCCGTACTCATATTCCATGCCTCGCGCTGCGGGAATGGGGTCATCCTGCGTGCCCGCGTGCTCGGCGTCGATGACCGCCCACAGCGCGGGCGTCTTGTCCGGCGTCCAGTCGGCCTGCGAGGTATGCGCCTGACGGCACTTGTACACCTTGCCGCCGTAGCTTCTGCGGTCGCCCTCGTTGTACTTGACGGGGTACGTCCATGCCGTGATGAGTTCCGGCACGCTTGCCGCCTCGCCGTCGCTCAGGCTGACCGCTGCCTGCTCGATAATGGGGCGCAGCTTCACCGCGCGGGCATATGTGACCGGCTCACCCGCAAGGGCGGTGACGGTCGCTTTGGCGCTCTCAGTCTCCGTGGGCTTGCCCATCTTGATACTCACCGTGCCGTCGCGGTGGTCAATGATGGCCCCGCTCAGGCTGTATTCGCTGTTGTCCCATTCGTTGACGACCTCTTCGGTCTCGCCCGTGGGATTGCCGTCGTTGTCGAGCTTGTCCACCGTCTCGCGCTGTACGATGCTCCACGGCGTGTTGTCGGGCAGCAGCGCCGCCGCCTCGGTGGTAGTCATCGTGAGCGTAATGGTCTTGGTGTCACGGTCGCCCCACGTGCGGTCTTTGGGGTTGCCGTTGATCTCTGCGGGGTATTCGGTGTTGTTGACTTTGATGTAAGTTGCCATAAATAATCAGTCCTTTCTTTAGAAACAGAAGCCGAAGGCTACACCACGGGTAACATTTGCACTACTGTTTACGGCACTACCTGTGCTTTTGACATTACAATAATATCTGGTGCTATTGGCAGTTGGAGAACGCTCCCACCAGTCGTATGCATTGCCGTTAAAGTCCTTCACCGTGCTGTTGCCAGCTTTGTAGTAGTCGTACTGCGTGCCTTCACCTGGGTGGGAGTTAATAGCACTACCAAAAACTTCACCCTCGCTCAGTAAGAATAGACTATCTTTCGTAGTTACGAGCGAGGTGCTCCTACCGCCGCTCGCGGAAATCTTGTTCACCTCACGGATGCCGCTCTGTACGTCCGCAGGCATCTGCTTCAAAATAATGGGCAAGTGCTCTACTCGCATGGAGCATTTTGTCCAACCCATGGTATTTGCAGCAGTGGAGTGCATTGCTTTTGCTATCTTATAACAATCATGCAGTTGGAACGTCAGCGGAGCTTTTCCCGACCCATCGGCATAATCATCATGATTTTTACCGATGATGTCGATTAGATAGTCTGTGCCGCCGATGGTCATGGGTTTCTGGTCTGCTACCTTCCACGTGTTCGGCACTGCGTTATTGTGGCATGCCTCGATAATCTGCTCCCACGTGTTGTTGGCAAACACGGGGTCGTAGAGCGGCTTAAACGTGATGTCATACCCCGTGCCGTCAATCAGCGTCCTGCCCTTGAGAATGTTGTACACCGTGCCGTTTACCATGCACTTGCCGCCCTGCACGGTGTAGGCCGTGCCGTTTATGAGGGTCTTGTGCGCGGTGAGGTCGGGAACGCTCACGTTACCGCTGTCGTCGACGAGAAGATTGGGGGGGAGAACCAAAGCGGGGCGGATACCGTACGAGTCGGATGCGTTTCGGACAGCGGGGTAGCCATCGTCGCCGACGCTCATCGCGGTGAGGGTACTGTTGGTGAGCGGGGAGCGGAGATACCAGTAAACAGCCGAACCGTTCATGTACGCAATACGCTTGCTTCTTGCAGGCCAACTGGTTCCAGACTCGAAGTAGTCCAGCTTCGCACCGTCCACCGGGGAGTTGCTGATGTTACTTTGCGTGAAGCCAACTTCGTAGCCAGACAGCAGGAACACCTTGCATGACAGGCCGTTCGCGCCGCTCTGATCCGAGCCGCCAGAACCGCCGTTCTGACGGTACGGAATCTTTACCTGCTTGATAGCGTCACGGATGTTGGAATCAAACAGGTTCAGAAACGGGCCGTTTAGGTAGCTATAGATATCGCTGCTCTCCAGCTTGTTCACATTAGAGCTGTGCCACTGACGTTTCTCGTAGCAGTCCTTCATCAACAGCCAAGTGCCGTTGCAGCTTGCATCGTACATGCTGCTCGGCAACCCCTGATGCACCACCAAGAATTCAGTCCGCGTGCCGCCGACATTGAGGTACACCGACGAGCCAACTGCCAGCGTGCTGATCGCTTTATTTGCCATCCTCGCCCCTCCTTAGCCGTACAGCCAGTTGATGGCGTAGTTCTCCGTGGGCGTGGTCTCCGTGTTCACGAGCGTCTGCTTGACGATGTTGCCGCTTGCGATGTAGTCGCTGCCGCGCGTCGCCGCCACGATGCCGCCTGAGCCGTTGCCCTTGAGGAGAGCGGTGGTGGAGGGGATATTGACGGGGCCTGCGGGGCCCTGCGGGCCGGCCGCACCGGTCTCGCCTTTCTCGCCCTGCTCGCCCTTTTCGCCCTGGTCTCCCTTGGGGCCTTTGATGTTGACCGTCGCGGGATTCGCA